GCACCGTGTACTGGAGAGACTAGCCAAACCGCATTTTGTGCCTCAAACTCCCTGCTGCCATCGCGTTTTAGCAGCACGGGGCGAGTGACCGGGTTATTGTCACCGTCAACAGCCCGCACAAATCCACCTGTGTACAACGTACCACCAACTCCCACTGATACACCTATAACACGACCAAAGGCAATAAGTGCCGTTGCCGCTGCTCCGCTTCCAGTCTGACCAGTGCCGAAAACGCTAATCGTTACGGTTGGTGCCGTCGTGTATCCGTATCCTCCCGATGTTACGGATATTGAGACAATGATGCCAGCCTTGATGTTAGCCACCGCCGTAGCCCCAACACCGCCTCCGCCCGTCAATGTAACGATTGCCCCAGTGCGTTCGTACAATCCTTCGTTCCGATACCGCTTCCACCAAGCCTGTGCGTCAGGAACCCGATAGCCACGTCGAAATTGTATCGTTGCGGTGACAATCCAGTAACCAAGCGTATCGTCGGCATTTCGATAAGCATTCTGTGCCGAGAATCCCACAAGCCTAGCGGTCCCAGGCGGGTATCTTGCGAACGTGTCGCTGTTTACTGCATCGCGATAAATCGACGTTAGGAATGGATTGAAAAGAGAGTAGTTTCGAGTGATCGTCAGAGTGTTGTCGGCGAGGTCTTTTGTTAGCCCGTCAACTGGTTCGCCGTTTACGTTTACGATTGGATAGCCAAAAAAGTCTTGATCGATTGGCTCTGTGCTAGACGAATCGGACCACGCTATCTTGGGCCTCATGTCTGTTGGGTCTGGGCTGCCGTTGTAGACAATCGTTACCATCCAAAAAATGGGCGACACCTGTTGCGGCGATTGAGAAACTACCCATATAAATGGATCGAGTTTATAAAGGTCGCCTATTTTTGGAAGGTCGGTTGCAACTAGGATGAGTTCAACGTCATCTAATGGATCGTCAACTAATACTTGATAGCCAACGGTCCATACAAATTTTGCGCTCGTTAAATCGCCGTTTTCAGAATCGAGTGTTCCTGAACTGCGGCTCCACATTTCCGTTACGTCTACTACCGCCATTTTTACGGACCTACTGGTTTAATGACGAGTGGCTTTTGATTCTTTTTATTTGCGTGATACTCAGCCGATACGCTGGTATTATCTGCCGTTGAGTTTCCAGATGCAACGACGCTTTTCAATTGCGTAATTACATCATCCAGGGTCGCTCGCTGCTCCGCTGGTCCGCGTGTTAAAAGCCTTGATTCAAATGCCTGCAAAGCTGCGGTTGAACTGCTTTTCCCCTTGCCTGCACCGCCTGCGTGTTCGCCACCTAACGCAAGATCGATTTCCTTATCAATCCCCTCGCCAAACGGACCTCCGAGCTTGATAGCCCTCGCCTCAAACTTTGCGTTAAACTCTTCGGCAATTTTGGTAGCCGACTTGCCAATTTTTGCTTGCAGTTCTTTTTCCCTGTCGGTCATTGCACGGGCGGCAATGTTTGGCAATTCTCCGATGGAGTTCTCGAATCCTTCGAGATAGCTTCGTCCGGCAATCTCACCAAGTTGCCCAAGAATGTCGGATGAACCCGCCGACGCAATGAACTCCCACAACGCACCGAGTGTGTCGATTATCTTCGTGATGTGGTTAGTGATTACCGCAGACACGGCACTGAAGGCCGTCTCAAGAATGTTGAAGAAGTTTTCACCAAACCATGACGCGTATGCTGGGATCGTGACTGTGAAAAGCTGCTCGGTATCGGCTCGGTAGGATTCGTATGCAAGCAGTACCGAATCGATCGCTATTCCAACAATATCTCCGAAGTTATTGTAAGCAACTTCCGCTGCCGTGATGCCGAATATGATTGCGTTGACCGTCGATTCAACAGCGTTCAGGATTACAGGTTTCCATTTTTCGAAAGCTGCCTGAGTGTACGCAACCGCTGGAACAAGAATCCCCGTCAACGCCTCGGCAAACGCTTTGATGCCTAATGCGATGACTTCGCGAACCGGGGCAAGCAACGCACCGAACTGTTCCATCAAATCGCCAACCGCACCGGACGCCCTTTCTTCGACGCCCGCCAATCGGTTGCTTGCGTCGATCTTTGCTTCCAATCCTTTCGATGCAAGATCCTGCACCATCGCGAGTTTTTCGCTTTCGGTCGTCGCCTGCTTAATAGCCGGGATGATCTCGCCAAACGCCCCAAACTCGCCCGCTAGCGAGTTTTTGACTAGCTTGAGTGATTCATCAAGCGACTTGCCAGTAGCCTCTGCCAGTCCGATAGTGGCTCTTGTCACGTCGTCTAGCTGATCAGCACCGACGCCCATGATTGCCGCTTGCTTAGCAATTGCCAGCGTGGCCTCGTCGCCAACTCCCGTAAGTGCCTGCATGTCATTTGCAAACGCCTGCATTTTGGCGGATTGCTCGCTGACGTTTTCGCCATTGAGCCTGAGTGCGGTTTCTAATCCCTTGACCGATTCGACCTGCGTATCATAGGCTGCGTTGGCGGATGAGATACTTCCAACGATTGACGTAAAGGCTTTTTGAAGACCCTGTACAGCAATGTCGACGGCTTTGAAGATCCCAGCGCCTTTTAGCATCGACGCAAACGAAACGTCGATCTTATTTAGCGATTTCTGTGCAACGTCCGCAGTCTTGTTTGCCGAAGCGGCAAGGCGGTCGAGCGAACCATCTACCTTTTTAAGCACTGGCGATGCTGCGTCTTTCGCACCGATAACGAATTCAATATCAGCCACGTTTTCGCTCCGCTTGTTCGCGTTCGATCGCGTTACACTCGGCCTTGAATCGATTGCTCAATTCGTGGTAATAAGCAGGCTGTTCAAGCAGTCCACCAGCGACCGGTAGCACGCCGTTTTCACAGGCTGCCACGATGTTGATGTCGCCGATTATTTCGCTGCCGATAAACACTTGCGGGCACTCTCTCAGTTCGTAGTATCCACGGATGCAATGATTGCAACCCGTCCCATCGCATTCGGTACACTCGATCTCTGCTGGTTGAGACTGCGTAACTAAACCGCGACAAGCACCGGAGCAACTGGCACAGAGTTCGCCACATCGGATGAGTGCGGCGGCTCTGATTTTTTTCTTTCATCAACGGTCAGCCTCCCGGTTAAAAACGAGATAACTTCCAGCAATTCATCGATCGTTAGCCACGTCGCCAACGCTTCCGAATCAAACGGGATCGGCTCGCCAGTGTCGGGATAGTTTACGTTTTCCCATCCTGACAGACCGACCATTGCCGCCTCAATGATTCTGTCGATACCGTTACCGCCCGTGGCATCTTTCATCGACGCCATTGCCCTAGCATCGGCAACGCTGAGAACCTTACCAATCAGCTTTGGCCGCTGATTCATTGGCAGGTCCGCATCACTTGGAAACGTAAAAACGATTCGGTCTTTAGGTCGCAATAATCTCATTTATGGTGCTGCTGCTGCAAAGGCGATAGTTAGTTCTTCATCAGGGTTGTCATTTTCGGTCGCCATCCACGTAAGGTCGTCAATCAGAAGTCCCGATCGCTCGCCTTGCTGCACGTTCTGCAACTGTGCTTTTGGTGCCGTGATGACAATGCGGTTTTCACTTGCCCCGCCTGTGGTGATTACTAGCGGCCCAGGTGTAGGCGTTAGCCATTGGCTGTGCCGGTTCTGCGTCGCAACCAAAACCATTTCAGGGTTTGCGGTAATCATTGGTTTGCGGTTAACGACCAGACCCGACTTGATTCCAGACAACTCGCCCGCACATTCGCGAAGGATCACTTCGTTGCCGGCGTCAACGGTGACGTTCTCGGTGCAAATGTTGGTCGAGGCCCAAGAGATAGAACCCGCTGCCATCCTCATCGGAATGGTGGTTGGATAAGTCGGCTCAATCAACCCAGAATCTGCTGGATTTGTCCACTTGCCAGAAAACGTCCAGCTGAACTTTACCATCCGGCCCGTTGGTAGGTCGATAGTAAACGTGCCCATGCAACCAGAAAGCACGCGGAACACCCCGTCAACAAAGCCGCCAATAGTGACCGTGGTCACGCCGTCCGTCCCTGGGCCGCGTGACACTGGGGAGAAGGTTCCCGCTGTATTCACAAATCCGCACGCCGGAAGCAGCACGCTGGCCCACGCTGGGATTGCAGAGCCATCATAGTAGCATTCGGTCGAGAACGAAGCTGTACCGCCACGTTGGCCGGGTACGCTTGACTTATAATTAAATCCGCCCTGGCCTTCGCGTTCTTCCATCGTGATGTTTGGCTGAATAGTCAAACCCATCACGTTGTAAACGGCTTCGGCTGCGGTCAATGCCTCAGCGGTGCCGATGACACCTTCGAGCTTTGCGGCGAATACTGATCTGCGTCGTAATAGTGGCATTTATTAGGTTCCCTTGGCTTTCGCTACTGTTCCTTGTGCTCGTAGTAAGACGAGCTTTGTTCGTCGTTCAATTTGTTTTTTTAGTTCGCGTTCAATCTTTTTTTGAATCTGCGGCGTCATTGATTGCCCAACAAAAACACCCCACGGCGATACGCCTTTAATTTTGATAATTGGCAAACGCGATTTACCGGCCCTGACAAAAGCGTTGCCTCTCCAACTGACTTTTATTGCGGTTGGTGTCGGGCCTTGAAACGCTCCTTTAATAAGCTTTCGCCCGCCCTTTTTGCTGATCTTGTAGGTCACGCCCTGCTTGTTTTGCCGTGGGCTAAACTCTCGAAACGATATGCGTTTTTCTTTCTTGAGCGTTACCGTCACGACTAGCTTCGCAGTGCTAGCTGGCGAACCAACTTTGATTGGCTTTTCTGCTATTTGCTTTTTGACTGCCAGTTCTTCTCGGATTACCTTGGCGATCTCTCGCCTTGCCATTTTGCCCGTCGCATTTATTGCAACGGCAACTTCCTTTGGCAGCTTTTTCTGTGCTTCGCCTAACGCTTTGCGAAGTGATTCAATGCCTGCCGACGGTGACGTTATTGAAATCATCCTCGCACGTTAAACGGGTTGTCTTCATCGACTCGAAACGTCGTCGTCATCGTTACCTTCACCCCTGCAAAAGCTCCGTTGTCGTCCGTGTGCTCTGCAACGCCTCCGAAGGCACTGTTGATTGCCTTTTCTCCCCACTTCCACCAGCCAGGAATTCCATCGCAACAAGCCTTTACGATTTCCGAATACGCACGATTTTTGTATGTGTCAACCGGCGTCGTGTCCGTATCACTCGGCTTGATTAGCCCGCATATCTCAACTTCCATGTCCCAGGCTTTTGCAGGCGGATTCCCTGGGCAACTAAGCTCCTCGTTCTGCACCAGCGAAACCAAGTTCACAATCAACGTGCCATCTTTCGGCTGCCATGTTCCAACGCGGGTCGATCTCTGAGTATCGCTCGCGTAAGTCAGTAGCCTTGTCTTGATCGCGGCTAGTATTTGTTCCGAAATTGGTTCTGGCATTACATCACCGTAAACCGCAAAACTCCACCGCTTTGCGAGAGCACCTGACCGACTGAATAAGTCTTTGGGATCACTTCGCCAATCTTCCTGACAAACGAAACATGGTCACCACCTGTATCGATCTCGTTAGAACTAATTCCAGACCGGCAGGAGTTGTTTACGCGAACGACAAACTTAGGGATAACCGTGTTGCCCGCCGCGTCGAAAATTGCAGGAGGTTCGCGTTCGATAATGGCAAGTATCTCTCGCGAACCTCCCAGCCTGGCACGGTATACGATCGCTTCTCCGAACTGCTGTAACAGTCCAG